TTTCTGTCTTCAGGTCTTGTTGCTTCACGACGGCTCCTTGCAGCTATGCGCGCTGCACCGACCGTACAAGGCCCCCATCACGATGAAGAGTGCGATGTACACCGACAGCATGGCCGTTTCATGGGCCACAGCCAGCAGCGCAGCCGTCGCGGCGCGCTTGATGTGCCCATACCAGCCGAAAATCCGCGCAGAGGCGCACAGGTGCTGCGGCGCGATCAGCAACACCGCAGCGGCCAGTGGAACGGTGGCCCAGAAGAACGCCTTGTAGACCACCGCTGCCGTATCGTTCTCAGCCAGCACCCACAGGGCCAGCACGGTCATGATCGCCAGGTCAGCCACCACAATGGCCGTGGATCGGTTCTCGCCCATCACCAGCCCTCCCACTCCCGGGCGCGGCCGCGCCCTTGCAAATCGTCAAAGCGCGGTGCAAAGCTGCGCCTCGCTACGCTTTCATATCCGTACACCGGCACGCCTTCTCCCGCCGCCGCGCACGCCAGCGCCAGCGCCCAGAAACGGTCGGCGTGGCCTTTGCCGTCGCGCTCGGCCAGCAGGCGCGGCACGCCGCCGGCGCCGGGCTCCATCTTCACCGCGCGCAGGTCGTCCACCAATGCACCACGTGCATCGTCATGCATGTGCAGCATGAGCCGGCGCGCCTGCAGCCGGTCTTTCAGGGCCACGGCCATCTCCAGCTTGGCCGCCGGGGTGAAGATCACCCCCGCCACCCGGTACTGCCCGTGGCGGCGCTGGGCTTCCTGCACCGGCATTTCTCCCATGCCGGTCTGGTCGATGGCCGCGCGGGCCACGCGGTATTTCCGCACCACCGCATCCAGCCTTGCGAGCTGTGCAGCAAAGCTCTCCCCGCGCATGACTTGCATCTCACGCAGCGCGAGCACGCCCGCGCCCACGTCTTCGAGCACCGCGATCACGCTCAGGTCGCCGCGCGCGGCAATGTCCATGCCCACGTACACCGGCCGCCCGTCATAGGCCGGCAGGGCTGGCGCATCCAGCGCGGCCAGGATTTCGTCGAAGGCGAGCCACTCGCGGCCCGCCGTGTCGAGGAAGGCGCACTCGAATTCCTGGGCCCAGGTGTCGGGGTCACGCGCGGCGCGCTTGAGCTCCTCGATGTCGCGCGGTAGCCCATCGGCCACGGCGTCGTGAATGGTCACGGTGTGGCGGCTGAACAACCCGCCCAGGCCGTCGGCCATGATCTCGTGGAACATGTCGCCCTTGCTGTTGGGGGTGGAGATCACCCGCAGCTTCAGCCCTGGCTTGCTCACGACGGGAACGAGCGCTCGCCACAGGGCGCGGTTGTCCTTGTGGTGGGCGAACTCGTCCAGGATCAGGTTGTCGCTCATGCCGCGCGCCGTCTCGGGCTTGGCGGCAATGGCGCGGATGTAGCTGCCGCCGGGCAGCTTGACCATGTGTGCCAGCTCGTCGGCGTCGAGCTTTTCATCCAGCGCCTCGAACCCCGCGCCGATGGCGCGCAGGTGCAGCTTGGCGCCGTTGTCCATTGCGTCGAGCGCCCGGTCGCGGGAAATCGACAAAATGGTCCAGCGCGCCACCCGCCCCTCGGCCTCGGCCTGCAGCACGTCGAGCACCGCCTCCAGCGTGGTAGTGAAGGTCTTGCCGGTCTGGCGGCTCCAGCACGCGGCCTTCCAGCGGCTGGCGTCGGCGAGATACCGGCGCTGGTATGGGTAGAGGATCGGGGCGGTCACGCAGCGTTCCCCCACTGAAGCACCAGATCAACCATCCGCTCGATTTGGCTCGCTCCGTAGTCTTTTCCATCGGCACGCAGGGCAGCAGCCAGGGCAATGAGCGCTTGCGCGGCAGCGCGCGCCGCATGCAGTCGTTCATCCACCATACAGCCCCTCCTTGACCATCCTGAGCGTCTCGGCATCGAGCCGCTTTCCCGCCTTCTGTGCGACACGCTCGACCTCTTCGAGCTTGACGCGTACTTCATCGGCCCAGCGCTTTTGCCCGATGCTGGCGCGGCTGGCCTCGGCAATGGCGCGCGCGGCCGATGACAGCAGCTTGACCTGCTCTGCAGGCTCCGCGCCCTCGGCTTCGCGCACGCGCAGCATGGCGTCGAACAGGGCCGACTGCACCATGCGGATGACGGCCGCGCTGTGCTCGTCGGCCTCATCCGGCGCGGCCTGAGCCATCAGCCGCGCGGCCTCGGCGCTGGCGCGGATTTGCCCCATCACCCGCTGCAGCCGCTGGTCGTAGCGGTGCAGGCTGCTTTTGCCCAGGGTGTAGCCCTGATCGGACAGCCACTGCGCCAGGGCCTCGTAGCCGCCGTGGCTCTTGTCGAGCAGCAGCCGCTCGAGCTCGGCCTTGAGCGCGGGCGGCAGGCCGTCTATCTTGCTGCGACGACCCATGGCTTTCACCACCGCGGCGGGCGCGCCAGCCCTGCGGGTGCGGCTGCGCGGTACTCGTACACGTCTTCGCCCAGCGCGGTGAGCTTGGCTGCCCAGATGGGCGAGGCCTCACGCACCAGGGTGGCCAGCCCGTGCGACTCCATCCACCCGAGTTCGCGCCGGATGAGGTCGGCGGTGGCGTAGATGGGAATCTCGTGCGCACACGACAGCAGCACATCTTCGCGCGTGCCGTAGGGCCGCGCGTGCCACAGCGCGGTGAGCATGAGCCAGCGCAGCGCTTCGCGCTCGGCGCGGGCCATGTCGATGGCGGCATCGAGGCGGCGTTCGGTCATGGGCCTGGTCTCCGGGCAAGCAGCTCGTAGAGGCGGTCGAGCTTGGTGTTGATGGCGGTGAATTCGCGGATGGCGTCCTCGCGCCGCTGGTAGTGCAGGGGCAGCTCGGCCATGAGGCGCTCGAAACGGCCTTCGAGCTCATCGATGCGGGTCAGGCGGCTTTCGATGTCCCTCAGTAGCCGCCCGGCGAACCACTTCAGCAGGGCAAAGATGCCGCCCAGCAGCACCCCGCCGATGGCCAGCATGGCCGGCCAGTTGAAGGCGCCGACGATGACTTCACCTTCCATGCGTCACCTCGTCCCAGCGGCGGATGGCGTCGATGCGCTCACGGCAGGCTTCGTAGCGCTCGATGGCGTCAGCCGCCCAGCGCGCCACGGCGGTATCGTCGGCAGGCTCGGCAGCGGCTGCAGCAGCAGCGCCGGAACTCTCGGGCAGCTCGCCGGCGGCGGCTGGGTCGATGGCGGCGTTGAGGCGCAGCCGCAAAGCGCCAGCAAGGCACTCGCGGCCAGTGGCCAGGCGGTTGATGTCATGGCGGGCTCCCTGTAGGCGTTGTTGAACTCGCTTCTCGGCCTCGGCCAGCTCGGCGGCAGCCTGCGCCTGGGCGTGTTCGGACTGGCGCAGCAGCGCAGCGGCGCGCTCGGCTGCGATGCGGGCATCGCGCTCGCGGTCTTGCTCGCATTGCATGAGACGCGCTTGGCCCCGGTCGCTGGCCACGCGCCAGGCCAGGCCAGCGCCAGTTCCCATGCTCACGCCGGCCACCAGCAGCCACGGCCACAGTGATGGCATCAAGGCGAGTCTCCTTCGCCAAGGCACTGCCGGTACTCGGCCTCGCGGCGGCGCACCAGGCCGGGCAGTTCGCGCCCGGCGGCAAAGCGCCAGAGCTTGATGGCTTCGCACGCGCCGACATAGTCCGGAGGCGTGGCCTTGAGCCGGCGCACGATGGTGCTGCGGCAGAACGCGTGGCTGCCGATGTTGTAGGCCAGGCTCACGAAGGCGTCGAATTCGTGCTGCGCCAGCGGCACGCTGCCGATGCAGGCGGCGATGTCGCGCGCGGTGCGCTGCGCATCCCTGTTGAGCGCGATGAGCGCACGCTCGGGCGTGGTGGTGTCGCCCCGCTGCACGGGGCTGCCGTCTTCGCGCCGGGTGCTGCCCCAGCCAAGGGTTTGCACGCCGGCGCCGTCGTCATAGGCGCGTGCGCGGTAGCCTTCCCAGCCCGCAATTCCCACGAGGGCGGCGGCCGATACGCTGGAGAGAATGGCGGCGGTTCTGAGCTTCACCGCGCCATGGTGGCGCGGCGCGGCGCTTTTGCGCAGCAGGAAATCGTTCAGAGGCGCAGCACCTGCGCCGCCTAGAACAGGCTGCCCTGGGCGTGTTCGGCCTGCGGGCGGCCCAGAATCTCGTACACCCAGCGCTCCGTGATGCGCCAGCGCCTGGCGATGGATTGCAC